TTATCAGGAGTAACTTCAGATAAAGAGATAGCTCTTGGATCACTATCTGAAGTCTCTGCACTATCTTCAATATCTGCTTCAAGCCCAGTAGCTCTTGGATCACTTAGCGAAATAGATAGTTTACCATCTGTGGTGCAGAGCAAGAGTGCTACTGTAAGCTCTATATCAGAACTTGATTCAATCACTGCTTTAGATTTTTCTAAGGTAGAAGTGCTTAGTTCGCTAAGTGAGATTAATAGCCTCAGCTCCATAACTGAAAGCAATGTTACTCTATTAGGCTCTATCTTAGAACTTAACAGTTTAAGCTCTGTATCTCATGTAAAAGTTGAGTTACTTAGCTCTATCTCAGAGTTTGACAACCTTAGTTCTATAACTGAAAGTAACGCTATTCTTCTAGGCTCTATTACAGAGCTTAACAGTTTAAATTCAGTAGATCACTCTAAGTTAATAACCACTGGCTCTCTATCTGAATTTGACAGCTTAAACACTGTAACAGACTCTACTGTTACATTGTTAGGAAGGCTATCAGAGTCGAATAGCATATCACCACTTACATCATTTAAAGATTTGGTATTAAACTCTTTAAGTGAGGTTGATAGCCTAAACACTGTGGTAGATTCAACTGCTACATTACTAGGCAGTTTGTCTGAAATTAGTTCACTGTCAGCATTAACAAGCAGTAAGGTTATAACTTCAGGGTCACTAATTGAGGTGGATTCATTTGGATCACTATCAGTATCAAAAAGCGTTTCTGTAAATGGTATAAGTGAACTTGATAGCTTAGAGTCAGTTACAAGTAGTAAATTGATACCTCTAAGTTATGTATCAGAATTTGATAGCCTGAGTAATCTTGTAATAAGCGATTATGATGTTGTAGGCTCACTTGCTGAGGTGAACTCTCTAGGTAGCCTATCATCAAGTAAAGCACACTCACTGAATTCATTGGGTGAGATTGATTCGGTTTCTGCAATATCAAGTGGTGTCTTTTCATCTTTAGGTGCTATTTCAGAGAATAACTCACTATCTCCTCTCAGTCTATACAAGCAATATTCTGTTGGTGGCTTTAGTGAAACAAACTATGCTGAGGTGATAACATGGGATAAAACAGTATCCTTATCATCAATAGGTGAAGTTGATTCATTGACAGGGTTGATAAGCAATCTCACTTACCATGAGAAACAATTCTTTAGACTTGGTGTAACTGTAAAATCATTACATTCACTAGGTATCAGCTCAGTGCATAGCATTGATTTACAAGGATAAAATGAACAATATGCTTGCAATATGGAGTGTTTTTTGCTACAATCCATTAAGGAGTATTTTATCGTTTCGAGGAAAGTGACCGATGACAGTTTGCAATAGTGAGATACATCAAGATGATATAGGTACAGAGTTCATAGTCACAATAACAGAATGTGTTAATGGTGTTGATGTTGCTCTTGATATTTCATCTGCAACTGTGATGATTATCAAATTCAGAAAATCAGATGCTACTGTTGAATTACATACTGCGGCATTTACCTCAATTAACTCTGGAGGTGCAGGTGATGGCTCAGATGGAAAGATAAGTTATTATACTGTAGCTGGCGATCTTGATCTAACTGGAACTTATAAAATACAAGGTGTTGTTACCACTCCAGCAGGGAATTGGTCTTCTGTTATAGATTCATTTAAAGTCAAGTCAAACCTATGAGTGCTAAAATTCTAAAATTTGAGAAGCAGAGCAAACCTAAAGACAAGGTTAATATCTACGATGGGCTTGATGTCAAGATGTCTGACGCTGTTTTGCAATTTAAGATAGCTTTAGAGAATGCTTTTCCTTTAAATAAAAAGGGCGCGTAGATGGCTACAGCAACACCAACACAGGCATATGTTACACTAACAGAAGCTAATGCATATCTTGCGATAAAAGAAGATTGGCAGGATGGTGATGAAGAGTTAACTGCTGATGCATTGTTATGGGGTAGATATTACATTGATGCTAATTTTGATTGTGTTATTGATTATGACAATATATCAGAAGAGGTAAAATTTGCTAACTCACTTCTTGGGTATGATTATTTTAATCAAGGCGATCTATTCTTTATTAATGACAGTAGTGTAAAAATGAAAAGGGTAAAGGCTGGCTCTGTTGAATCAGAAACAGAATATACCTCTGGAAAGACAACTAGACCAAACTCTTTAGATAAAGTGATAGCTATTTTAAAGCCAGTTTGTGATTTTACAAAAAGTAACTTGGTAAGAGTCTAATGGGTTTATATGCAGATTTACAAACAGACATATCAGATGCATTTGATAATGACTTGGTAGATGCTGTAAAAACATTGACGCTTATAAGAGAAGATACAGGTGTTTATAATCCTGCTACTGGATCACCTGATATAACTACAAGTGAATATATAATGCGTTGTGTTGTCACAAGTGACAAGACAGGGGAGAATTTAGATAACGACTCATCTTTAGATGCAGTTGAAATATTAATACTTGATAGTGATAAAACTGTATCAGAGTTTAAACTTGGTGATACTGTTACTATTGATGATTTGTATGATTATGTGGTGAGTGGGCTAGAGACCGATCCTGTTTCTGCAACTCATACTCTTATATGTAGGAAATTCTGATGGGTAGTATTAACCTTGAACAACTACCAGATCATGTAGAGACACTTGAAGGGTTGCAAGGTGTTATGCTTGAAGCTCTTGGTAGCTTTAACAGAAGTATCACGCTATCTCTTTATGATAACTTGATGATTACAACTCCAAGTATAAATGCTGGGCATCCTTTTCCTGAAAGAACTAACACATTAAAGAAAAACTGGAGGGTTGCTCCCGGTAACACTGGAGATAGCAGTTTTTTACCAAGGTCAACAAAAGTTAGAGTTGTTGATAGGGCAAGGCCAACAAAAGTATTCAATTATCTTGGAGAAGCAAAGAAGATAACTATATTCAACAACTCGCCTTATGTGAACTATGTTAATAATGGAATAAGAGGAAATGATGCAAACAGTCATTTTATCCAAAAGGCATTAAAAATGACTGAGGATAAATATCAATAATGCCTAGCATAGATAAAACAAAGCAAGCATTAGAATCAATGTTTATTACTGGTTGGGGTTCTACAACTGAAATAAGCCATGATAATGTTTTTTTTGATGACATTATTGTTGATGAGTTTGTAAGCATGAAGTTTATAAACTATACATCAAAGAATGTGAATATTGGTGGGGCTTTAGTAAAGAGAAAAAGACATACAGGTGTTTTGTCTATCAAAATCTTCACAAAGCAACATATAGGGACAGGGGTAGGTTATGGGTACGTCACACAGATAACCGACTTTATGGATAATAAACAGCAAACAAATTTATTCACTGGTGTCTCTGATGTAAGAAGACTTGGTGAAGATGACGATGGATGGTTTGGCCTAATCGTTGACATACCTTATATTTCAGATGAAGTGTAAGGTTATCTGTTCAAATGTTGTGACTACTTTTGAACTTTATTTTTTAATTATTAATTAGGAGTTAATCATGGTCGCAAGTACAAATTATACAGATTTAGCATATGATAAAGAAACAGTATTCGGAAAAACTGATGCAACTCCAACATTTACATTGTTGCCTACAACTGGTGGAAGCCCTGTAAATAATGTTACAACTGCTGTTTCAGAAGTTATTCGCTCAGATAGACAAACAGATGATCTTGTTGTTGTAGATGGTGATATTTCAGGTGACTTGAATTATGAGTTATCTTATGCGCCATATAAAGATTTCATTGAGTCTGTTTTGATGAATACAACAACACGTAGCATCACTCTAACAACAGTAACTAATGATGGTACATCAAATAGCGCAATCATTGGTAAATCAGGTATTGAAGGTGATTGTTTAGTTGGTGATGTTATAAGACTTGCATCTTCTGCTGATAGCACAATTAATGGTGAGTATGTTGTTACTGCTCTTGGAACCAATGAGGTTACAATTTATCCAGCTACAGGTGCTACCACTTCATTGTCTGATCTTACAGTTAGTGCGGATGACATTCGTGTCAATGGTGCTGATAATATTCAGGGGTACACAATCCGTAAGAAAGTTGAAGAGACAGGTACACCATATTACTTCTACTACAGAGGATGTGCTGTCAATAGTATGAATTTCAACTTTGCTACTGGTAGTATCCTTAATGGATCAGTTGGTATTGTTGGGTTGACAGAAGAAGCTCGTACAACAATTTTAACTGGTGAGAATGCTGATACTCCAACTCCAGCATATTCAATTATGAACTCTGTCTCAAGTGTTGGTGTGATCAACATTGCTGGGGTTTCTGCAACATTCTCTAGTATTGATATTACAATTGACAATCAGATCAATGCTGCTAAAGCAATTGGTACTCTAGGTGCTGTTGATTTAGCTGCCTTTAGTCTCAATGTAACTGCAAATGCAGAGGTTTATTTCAGTGATCTTGATTTGTATAACAAGTTCCTTGCAGCGCAGTCATTCAGTGTAACATTGATTATGACTGATATTGACGGTAATACAATTGGTATTAATCTACCTAAATGTAAATTTGAAACTCTTGACACTCCAATCTCAGGTAAAGATGCATTCTTGATGCAGTCTGGCACTATTAAGGCTCTTCGTGATGTAACTGGCGACTACATGGTTAAGATTACAAGAATTGATGCATAGCATCAGATGACTTTGGAGTAAAGGCCGAAGATTGGTGGTTGCTGTTTTTCCTGTGTTTGGACAGCAGCCACCTCTTATTAAACTATAAACACAGGAAAACATAACACAGGAATATTAAAATGAAATTAACTCCAGTAGATAGCAAGAAAGAGATCGAAGGATCAGAATTTGTTTATAGAGGGGTGACATTAGTTGTTGCCAGAGCAAATAATATCAAATTCAAGAAAATGTTTCGTGAGGTTTTAAAACCTTATAAGCGTGATTTTGAAAAAGGTATCCTAGATAATGATGTTGCAGAGGATTTAATGATTGGATGCATTGCAAAAACTATCCTTGTTGGATGGAATGATTTTGTTGATGCTGATGGTAAAAAATGGCAGTACACTGTCAAGAATGCAGAATCTCTCTTAGTTGATGACAAAGACGCAATGGACGCCATCACAGAATTCTCTGAAAACATTGATAACTTTATCAAGGCTTCAGATGAGGAAACTAAGGGAAAATTGTTAGCCTAGAGAAGTGGAAGCTCGAATATGGCAAGCATGTAAAAACATTTGAAATGTTGCAAGATCGAGGGGAGGAAACTCCTCTCGATCATGTACCAGAAGAGGATTACACTTATAGTTGGTTTGTATCCGCTTATTATACATTATCTAACTCAAGGAATGAGAGTGGCGGAATATCATTATCAGAGTTAAAGATTTATGCCGATAACTTTGGGTTGATAGGCAGTTTTGAAGAATTTGTAAGCATTATATATGCACTCAACAATGCACATAATGTTGCTCAACAGAATGAAAGAGAAAAAGAAAAGAAGTCCAAACGTTAGTCTAATAGGATAGTCAGATGGGAACTCAATTTAAAGCAAGCATTGTTCTTGATGCAGAGAAGGCTACTAATCAGGCTAGGGCATTTGGGAAGGCTGTAACAAACTCCTCTAAGACACTTCAAAACTTTCAAAAGATTGTAGAAAAGACTGCTCAAGGTGGTGCTTCGAATGTTTTTATAAAATATGAGAAGAGTATCATGCGTTTGGACACAAACATGCGTGATGCTGTTGCAGGTCTTCATTCTATGAAGAATGGTATGACTGATGTAGCTAGAGAATTAGCAAAATTAACCGCAAAAGGTGAGAAGGCTACAGAAGCAGAGAGGAAGAGGGCAAAAGTTCTTGGCGAGGTAAATAATCGTCAACAAGAAGCATTAGTAACAATGGGCAATCTCAATAGAAAGTATGATGAGAATGCTAGAGCTGTAAAGAGATTAAAGACAACTAGAAATGAATTAAACTTAATTGTAGCCTCTGGGTTGAAAACCAAAAAAGAGGCTTTAGCTATATTCAAAAAAGAAGCTAAGGTAATAAGAGAGTCTACAACTGCATACAAACTCAGAAGGACTGAGGAAGAAAAAGCAATACGCCTAAAGAAAGAGGAAGCTGATACAGTTAAAAGATTACTGTTGAAGTATGACTCTGAACTCAGAAAGAAAGAAAAACTAAAAAGGATAACATCTGAATTAAACCTTCTTGTTTCAAAAGGTAGAATAACTAAAGAGAAAATGATTTCTCTTTACGATAGAGAAGCAGCTGCTCTTAATAAGGTTAATGTAGCAGGTAAGAAGGTTAGCAAGACTCATAGCATATTATCTGAGTTAGCCAGAAAGGTCAGTGTTGGAACAAGATTAATGCTTGGTGGTTATATAGCCTTATCTGCTGTAAAATCATATATAAACATAGCCAAAACTGCTGATGCAATCCAGTTACTAGATCAGAAGTTAAGGTACTTCACTGGTGATGGTGGAGCGTACAAGAAGTTGTTCAATATGACCCAAGAAATTGGGATCAGTATGAAGGAAGCAGGAAGGATCATAACAAGATTTGCTGTTGTGACAAAAGGTGCTTTCAGCATGGATACCATGACTGAATGGGCTGCAACTCTAACAAAAAGTGCTAGAGCTGCTGGTACAAGCACTCAAGAAATGACAGGCGCATTGATTCAGATCACACAGGCTATGTCTGCTGGCCGGTTAATGGGTGATGAGTATCGCTCAGTTACAGAAAACTTACCTTTACTTACAGTTGCACTGAGAGATATTTTCAAAGGTACATCATTATCTCTAAAAGAACTTTCATCAAAAGGTCTACTAACAACAGATGTTCTAATTGAGGCATTTGGTAGACTTAAAGATACTGTAGCATTGATCCCCGGTACCACAGATACAGTTGAAGCTAGAATTGGAGCGTTAACATCTGCATGGGAAAACTTCACAACTAAAATATCCAATACTGAATTTGTAAAAGATGCTCTTGATTTTATATCAAGTTCATTTAATGCTATGTCTGCTACGATGTCTGATCCAAATTCAGGTAGCGAAAGGTTTAATAGATTAATAGATCAACTCAAAGAAGCTAAGGAAGTTGCAAAACAAACAAAAGAACAGATTGATGCTATAACCAGTAACAGAAACTCTCCACATCTATCAAGGGATGGTACTGAAGGTGAGTCTGCACATCTAACAAATTTGAGAGCAGAGCTTAGTAAGACGAATGAGCTTTCAGAACAACTAAAGAGTTCTATATCAAGTTTCTATGATAAGTCACTCAGTAAAGCTGTAGAGGTAACAAAAGAAGAGCAAAGGTTGCTAGAACAAAGAGAGGCTTTGCTTAAACAAAAGGCTAAATATGGTGTCGGTTTTGATAAGCAATCTGTCATTGATCTTGCTGATATTGAGAAAAAGGTATTAAAAATACAAAATGACGCAAGACTAGAGCGAGAAGAGATATACCACTCTGAAGCTGATATGAAAAAGTTTTTCCTTGAGATTAACAGAAGGACAAATGAAGAGATATTAGAAGGAGAACAAAAACTTGTAGATAGTAGGCTAAAAGCT